TGGCTACTCCGCCGTCGGTTACGCTGACCCAGATGTAGCGGTAATCTGACCCCTTGGCCAGTTCGATGGCCGCCCAGTCAGCGGGATTAATGACAATCCCTGAGGCGGGGTAAAATGCCTTACGTGCCTGCAGGATAGCCGCACGGATAGTATCGATTCGAGTGATATTTTCGGTAATTCCCAGCCCTGTCAAAATGGTGTCATCATAGGTCTCAGCGGCATTTATCAATGCGTCAGCCAGCGCACCGTCCTCTGCAAGCTGAAGCCCATAAGTTAACCTGGTATTGATGTAGGCTTGTAGCTGTCCTGCGTCGGCAATAACCTGACGGGAAGCCGGTATCCAGTGGGCATAAGTGTTAACGGTTGCAGTCTTAGCGTCAAACCTGAGAGTAGATTCAGCCTTTGACGTGGGGTTTTTTTCGTAGGACTCAGCGGCTAAAGCTGCGGCATTCGTGAACAGTGTCTCCTCGACATACTCGACGGCGTTGGAGTTGGTAACACCCTGAGCCAACAGGTTCCTAATTCGGAGGGGTTGTTCAGCGGGAGTGATTATTCCTGGCACTCTTTGAGGGACGATTATATCGCCGGCTGAAGCGGCCTGAGATGATACAACCTCCTTGACTTCAAAGCGCGCTGATTCATAGTTGCCGGATGCAACCATATCCTTGTACGCCTTTGATTCCGTGAACTGTTCACCGATGGATTTCGTCGGCTGGTGGGTTTCCCCGGTCGGCTGCTCCATCTTCTCCACCTTGACATGCAGGTCTTCCAGTTTCTTCTCAAGGGATTTAATCCCCTCGGAGGTGGATTTGGAGACTTCACCGGCGGTCTTTATTTCTTTATCCGCCTGTTCCCTCCATGCGGTCATTTCGTCGGCTAACGTGCCGACTTTTTCCAAGATTTCTTCGGTCTTAATTTCAGGCATTTTATTTTCTCCTTATTTTTTCTAGTATTTCGTCTATTCGAGCTCCGGCTTTTTTATCATCGAAGCTCTTGAATTTAGAGATTGCAGCATCCAGTCTGGCGGCTCCGTCGCTGGCAGGAGTGCTATGCGGCTCCTGTTCAGCCGGGAGTGCTAACGACTTTCCGCCGTCCTCTCCGGTTTCGTCTTTTTCTTCATCGGCCTCTGATTCTGAGGCTTTGAGTAGTTCGTCAAGCGCTTCAATTGCCTTGCGCACACGGTCCATGTTGTTTTTGGATAGCACGCGCCCTGATTTGATTTCCGTTTCCAATTCATCAATACGGGTTTCGAGTGTTTTAACTCCGGTGATAATCGCCATGTCGTCTGCGGCTAGTTTACCGGGCACCAACCCGATTTCACCGAGCGATATTTCCCGGAGGTACCGGATGCCACCCTTAACATCTGATTTGATAACGTCATAGCCGATGGATAGGGTTTTAACCACTCCGGCTTTCATGAGTAAATACGCCTCTTCGGCTTTCTGGATGCCACGGATAAGAGTTCCTTTGATGGATAACCCGTCAGGTGTATCTATTAGCTGTCCTTTGCCAACTGGCGAGCGGGTGTCATGAGGTGGAAACGTCAGCATTATTTCGCCGTCATTTTCCTGTATCGTTTTTGTGAACGCGCCAGGCGTTACGATATCCCCGACTTTATCCGGCGTTTTCCTGTATGCCGAAGCTATCCCCTCGAATTCACCGGTTGCCTCATCAAACGATTTAACTTCAAATTTAATAGTTTTATATTCCTGCATGATTTCCTCCACTACCTGTAGAATTGCATAGTACAACGGCAGTTGATTACCTCGGCGGCGTCACCGCCTATCCCCGGAGCGTCACAGCCGTTGGAAAATGTCTCGTTAATGCCGACGGTCTCCCCGTCCATTCGTACATGGTCGTCTCTCACCCGGTCGTCACGGGAACTAATCCAGCGTTTCCTACTGAAACCTGACTCTTTCGCCGCTGATTCCTGCCCGAACGATGCGGCAGCGACGCTTTCAGTGCGCGCTACCCTCATGGCAAACATCGAGGCTCTATCAGTGTAGAACTGACGTAATGATTTGGCTATCTGTGCGTTAGAGAGGTTCTCAGACGCGCCCTGTGCGATAATCTGGCGCACTTCCTCTTTTTGAGTATCAAGTATCGTCTTTATCTTTTTACCCGCCTGATTTGTCACCCAGGCGCGTACATAGGTTGCAAACGGGTCGAACTTAACCTCTGTTTTGACAGTCTTTAACCGTTCGGCGGTCACTGTGCCGAAATCCTCGATAATTGAGAAGTAAGCAGCCTGCAAGACTTTTTCCCACTTGTCAGCCTGTTTGTCAATTACAATGTCAACGTCCGTGATATTACGTGCGATTGCATTGCCAAGTTCTTTATAGAGCGGCTCGAATTTAGCGGACATAACGCGCTCCCATGCCCTACGGCGGGAGTCCACACGTTTCCACTCTGCAATCTTTTGCTCTTCATCGGTTTTGATGGTTTTCTCGTCGGTCTCCGGTGTTTCCGTTACTTCTACCGCGCCACTATCCCCCACCGGCGCCACACTAAATGGCAGGTATGACCGCTCCCAGCCAGGGAACTCATCGAATCCCAGTTCGAGCTTCTGATTAATTTGCTCGAACGGAACGCCCATTGCCCACAATGTTTTTGTGTGCTCTACTTTTTGCCCGAAATCCTCACGCAATGCCGCAACGTTTGAAATATCATAACCAATTTCTATACGGTCAGCGTCCGGATACATCACCCGCATTTTAAGATTGAGCGTGGCTTTAATGTCATCAAGAATCGGTATCACCACGTCCTCATAGAGTGACCGGCGCGCCTCTTTGACGTTGTTAAAGCTGGAATGTTCACGGTCTCCAACCCACCACGGGTCAACGCCGATAGCAGCCGCCATTTGCCGGATTAATTCCCGCTGTGAGTTCGTGTAGTCCATCTCAACTGGTGTGTTGCTCATTTCATGCCAGTTGACCTTGCGGGGGAAAAGCCACGGCTCGCGGCGGCTGTTCTTACTTATATATCCCTCTGCAAATTTCCGTTTGAACTCGTCGAACTGCTCAGGTGTTAGCGGTTCCTCCGGTGTGAGCATCCCCGACGGCATGCCCCTGTTCTGCATGGACACCTTTTGAGTGTCTATCCCCTCGTTGTACGTGTCTATCACCCTGGCAGCTGGGAATATGTCGCCCAGACCAGTATAGAGGTTGCCGGGGTCTAGCTGCATGAAGTGTACGAATGTCTCGCGTGCCACCCTGACCTTGCCTCCGTTTGGCAGCGTGTAATCATACCCGTCCAGCCATGTTTCACGATTAGCCGACGGTACCGGCTGTATTAAATCCGGCATCTCTACCCAGAACTCACGGGGGATTTTATCAGTTCCGTAAATCGGCCTGATATATGCGTTACCGCCCAGTTTCATGTGAGCAATAATGTACTCCATGTTGTCCTGGCCGGAAAACTCGCGGTTAGGGTGCGCCCATGTCACAGTGAAAGGATGGGATTCGACCTCTTCACCTGTTTCTATTTCCCTTACAATCCACGGTATACCGCTACCTGCCTGTATGATAGCACGTAAGGCTCGGTAAATCGGGATAGCCATCTTGTAGCCCTCGCGGACGGCTTTCTGTGTGGTAATCTCCGTGTAAACAGGTTGACCGGGCGTGAAAAGTGCTGAATATACGCCGTGGAAGTAATTTGCCAGCTCCGGCGATACCAGCGACAGGCTCTTCCTGCCCGGCATCCTGAACTTTGATTTTATATTTTCGAACATAACGCCTACCCTACATCGAAAAAGCTATTTGTATTTAATTTGCCCATAACCCCATACCGGCGGCCGTCCATGCCGTGACTCCATGCATGGGTAGTTTTATCGGTTAGTTTGCCGTTTTTGTCAGCTATGTATCTGAAATTCCTTTGCTCTTTAATGCAGTTGAGAGAATCTTCAGTCCAGAACTGGTTATACTGCCTGACTAGCTGGTGGCCGTATTCTACACTACCCGGCCCCTTTACCGCTGGTTTGATGTTGTATCCCATCCGGTAGATTTCCTCTATGGATTTAGGCTCTGCGGAATCCGCAAATATCTCATCGGAGCCCTTGCGAACTCCCAGTTCTGCCATCCTGTGAGCGATATCCTGATTAGTCAGCCCTGTTTCGTAAATCAATTCCTGAGAGTAGAGGTTATCTCCTATAATTACGCTTTTGCCAAACGCCGTGACATCAGTCGCAAAGCCGAAGTCCAGCCAGTAGTGGCTGTCACCGGCAGGCAGTTCCTTAACCTGTTTGAAGTTGGGATAGACCAACCCCTCAACTTTACCGATGAGGCC